CATTTTCTTCTTTAATATCGGTTGGCTGTGGTAGCTTCCACTTACCTATGCTTCTACTCATCGTCTTCCACAACAGCTTTGGGTGGCATAAGCATAACACCGCCGCTTGCTTCTACCTGCATCTTCTCTGTCTTCACTAGACCTGTGCGGTCAAGCAGTTCTTTTGCGGCAACCATCTTATCACGAATGCCCAACTCTGTCGGGTCCATCAAAGCACCTGCCATAGCAACTGCAGCCTGTGGTGCATTACGTGCCATGTATAGCTGTGTGGCTTCTAGGATTTCTTCTTTCAATCCTTTGACAATTTCAGATGTAGAACTTGCATCAGAGTAACCTGCAATCTTCTTAGCTAAGATTACACTACCTCCTGCTTCATCAAAAAGCGCATTCAAAAATACTTGTTGTTTTGCTGTTAGCTGTCTAGCCACTAAACTCTCCATGATGCATAGCATGGGCTAACTTTGTACTACGCGATTTTACCTGAACTGCCCACCTGCTGTCAAGCATTTCTTTTGCTGCAGTTTGGTAGTCTTCGTTTTCAATAGCCGCCCACATTTTTTTAAATTTACAAAGTCTTGGTACACCCATATTAAATGCCATGTCCATGACTACAAGTTGACGTACAGCGTCTAGCTTGTCAACGCAAGGGTGCGCTCTCACAAGTTCCTCTTCGACTATCTGCACGTCATTCCCTGCTAGATACATGGCATCAGCTTCGGAGATACCCATAGTATGAACAACTGCCATATTAGGGATATCCATCCACTCCAGTTCTGCTGGCGTAATGCCACGGTCTTCTAGGTTACGTCCAATACCAATGGTATCAATTCCTAGTGAATCTTTGTAAACTTCAAGGCGTAGACCTTCGTGTTTAATTAGTTTTTCAATAAAGTCTTCTCTACGATATTTCATTTTTCATGCCCCATCCAAACCGCAAATGCACCTGTCATGGCCCCCGTGACTACACTTACTAGTGCTGCTTGTTGACTTGTTGGTTCCGGTAGTGACATAAACCACTCCACTACCCGCCAAGCCGATAGCGACATCCCAATCATCATCAGCCGGGGAAGTATCTTCCACCGTAGAAATCTTTCCATTGTTACTTCTGCCACGATTTATCCTCGCTTGCTCTTCTGTAGTTCTCTCGTGCAAACTCCACTTCGCCACTAGGACTACCTTTTACCAAAGAATTTTGTAGCACTGCGTACACCAAAGCTGGCAGCAACAATAACACCAAGGCTATATTGATACCATTCAGGCATCGCATTGAGTTGTGCAAATCCATTTGCTACTACTTCTTCCATGCCCGGAATGAAGGCTAGGATAAGTGGGATTGAAAACAAAATAGTAAGCCATTCGTCTTTCCATGAAGACTGGCTACCTTTAGCCATCTCCAAATCCCAGTCTATTTCCCCGGTCGCCTTTTTCTCCATAATAACCGCTTCAGCCTTCGCCGTTGCGACTTTAGATGCAGTCTCTGCTTTCTTAGTTTCAACCTTTCCTTCAAGCCACGTACCCGCGAGTTGAGAGATTGGTCCTATGAGTAAGTTTAACATTAGCCTCTCCGAAACCGTGCAGTCTTCTTAGCAATAGTTTTTGGCTGTTTAACAAATTGTTTACCTGCTGCTTTGCCTTTTCTCTTAGCCCTAGTTGTAGCAGCATACTCTGCACTTGTCAAGGACTTTATTGCTTTTGCTGGTAAATAACGCTCACCTGTCTTTGCAGACGGTTTGCCACTTTTAGTTCGCCAATCCTGTTTAGTCCAGTTTGCTAGGCTCTGCTGTGGCTTTTTCATTACTTCCTCGACTTCTCTATAGCTTTAAATGTCTCACGTAGACTGGGCGGCTTTTCATTCTTTGGGTCATACTTACATTGTATTTCTTTTGGAAAGTATTCATGTAGATTTATCCAAACACTATCTACTGTGTTGTTAGCACCATGATATATACACAGCTTCTCCCCGTCTATAGTCTGACATCCCTGCAATCTGCATACTACATACTCTGGAGTCGCATTAGCTGCAAGACCTTTGAGAAATGATATGAATCCATACAGTAAGCCTGAAGCAAGCAGTATCATTAATATCCATGCCACAATTTCAACAAACTTACGTCTACGTTGCCTTTGTTTATATAGTGTCTCTTGGCGTTGCTTACGGATGGACCCTTCCATCTTAACCAACTCATCCCATTTAGACCTACCCATAGTCATGCCAATCCACTGCTTTAGTTCGTAGCGTTGTGTTTCAGCCTTTTGTTTGGCAGCAAATGTTTCTATAGCTTCTTGTTCTACAGACTTGCCAGCAAACAGCTTCTTAAAGATAGGCGGGTTCTTGGCTTCCTTCTCAAGCATGTCCAAGTCGGACATTGCACCCATCCAGCGTGACAAGTCAGAAGCCATTGATTCAATATCACGACCTACTTGAAAGCCTTTCTTAATAGCACCAAACGCTGCTGATGCTGTTGCCATTGCACTAATCGGGTCCATTAATATATCCTTACGTTGCCGGGGTTAACGTATTTAGGAAGGCAGTATGCTGTAACTAAATTCCCTTGTTTATGTAATGTCTGAGCGTACCAGACACATTCTTGCAAATCCCTAAAGAATAAGTCTTTGCTCTCTAGTTTCTTTTCTTCTCCAATGCCTACAAATACTAATAGTAGGAATACATGTTCCATATTATTTGTAGCCACCACCTGCTGACTTGTAAGCCTTGGCAAGCATCTGGGCTTTTCTTGCCGACCACTGTCCGGGTGCGCCGCCTTTGCCACCAGCCTTAATGCGGTTAAACTGTTGCTTCCTCATTCCGGGCTTAGTATAGTTGCCAGCTTCATTAACTCTGCTTTTGCTCTTTGGCGCACCACCCGCCGCAAGTTTAACCGTTCTAGTCTGTTTCTTTTTCGCTGCAGTCGGTGTGGCTTTCTTTTTAGCGGCTGGCTTTTTAGTGACACGTGGCATCTCCTGTCTCCTATCTTGCTGGGTCAAAAAATTCTTCACATGCAGTAGTAACAACTAGCTTGCTTGCTGTATCCGCTGTGCATTTAATGATGTCACCTGCGTGTAGATACAGTGGCCTGTCTACAGTAAAGATAGACTCATATGAACCACCTGCAATATTATGGGTAGTCAACAAGTCATACTCTGTGTTATCGTCTGCATGAAAAAGGTGTAGGCTCAAAGCTACGTTACCTGTATGGTTGTTGCTTATAAACAAATTCTCCAAGTGAGAAGAAAAGTTTGCGGGTACAGTATACACAGTTGTCTTGTTCGTTGTAGACAACAATATGATTTCGGTACGAAACTTTGAGCCTGATTGTAGTACTGGCATTACTTCTTCTTCTTAGCCATTCCACCGCGCATCATTTTTTTCTTAGCTGCCATCTTAGCCATGCCACCGCCTCGCATTCGCTTCTTGGCAACTCCTCCACGCATCATTTTCTTGGCTGCTACTTTTGTCTTGCCCTTCATTTCTAAGTCTCCGTCTGTCTAGCACAAGGCTCTCAAATACGTCATCTGGAAAGTGTTTGTAGTATCCACTTTTTTCCAGACTCAGTGCTGCATCGTCAAGCAGCGATAGTCTCTGCACAAATACCATGCAGTATGTAAGGGAATCATCAACTACCCCATCTTCGATTAGAAAGTCCAGACCAGCCTTCTCAGCGTCATAGTCTGGGTGGAACACCATCAGGTGCATATCAATGCCAGCAATTGACATCAATTCATTCATGCCATCACACAGACCATCTAAATACTCCATGTCTGGCATGTATTCACTAGCCCACACAACAATGTCGTAGTCGTGTGTATCAAAGTAACGTACAGAGTTCACAAGACCTGTGATACCCGTGTTAATACTGAAGGTTACTTTATTCTCTGCCCATGCTTGTTTTGCATAGGGGCATGGTGGCAAGCCATTCAGCTTTACGTTTGGTATCTCAAGAAAGTTCTTAGACCAAGTACGTATGTCCTGTTCAACAGGGTGCATTACTTTTTGTTAGCTTTTGCCATTGACATAACCATCTTCTTTTGACCAGAAGTAAGGTTGTCCATAACACTGCCGCCAGCAGCATACATATGTTCTTTCTTGTTTGCCATACCGCCACGCATCATTTGAACTTTATTTTTCTTAGCCATTCCACCACGGGCTTTTGCTTGTGGCTTTCTTTTATTTAGTGCTTCCATTATTTTTGCAACATCGGCATCTAATTGTTTATCTTTTGCAGCCGCCTTAACATCTGATGCAGCATCTGCGGGAACACGCGCTTCAATATCCTTCATAGGTTTCTTTTTAATTACCTTTGCTACATACATATCTTTTAGTGACTGCTCACGTTTAGCAATACTTTCAGGACTACCGTTGTTTTCTTTAAGCCATTTAATCTCACCTTGAATACGGTCATATGCTTTTTGTGGACCGGGTGATGCAGCTTCTTTTAAACGCTCTCCAGCAGCAAGACGTACATCACTAGCAGCGGGTGCAGTGCTAGTATTACCTGTATTTGGATTCTTTTTTTGTTTTGGTTTAGTTTTAATTCTACGGGGCTGTTTGCCCATAGCTTTTGCAGCCATTTTATCTACCATTTTAGCCATTTGTTTAGTTCCCTATTTTTTCTTAAAGACCATAGTCTTCTTTTTCCCATTGACAGTGACGTTTCTCAAGACTTCTGTCTTGGGGTCGTAACTACCCTGAAAGGCTTTGCCCCTATCCTTCATTGATTCATTAATACGCTTTGCGGTAACTTTACCGCCTCGTGGTCTACTTTGGTCAGCTTTTGGTCTTTTAGGTCTTTGTTTAGAATCATCACTAGCTTGTACTGGACCCTTCCTAGAAGCTACCGCTTTTTTCTTTGTCGCCTCATCGCGCACTTTCTTTCGTGCTGCAGCTTCTTGTGCCGCTGCTTGTGCAGCAGTCATTGTTTTCTTACCGGGTCCGGGTTTACCTCCGGGCAATTTACCCCTCTTTGGTCCGGGTTTGCTACCCGGCAACTTTTTACGTAAACTTTGGTCGGGCTTTGGTCTTGTAGGACGTTTCTTACTTGTAGAATCCTCACTAGAACGCAAGGCACGTAGCTGTGCTGCAGTAAGTCCTAGTGCAGTAGCACCAGATGCCGCCGCAGCACCTACAAGTTTTTTACTTTTAGAAGTAGTACCAGATGTTTTTTTACTTGCTGCACCACGTTTAGATGCTTCACTAAGAGTGCGGGATAATGCAGCCCCTTTTTCCGTAGCTTTAGGGCTACCTGTTTTTTGATTAACGCCACGCCCTTGTTGACCTTGACCATCAACACGGCGTCTGTTACGTGCAAGACCGGGTGCCTGTGGTTTTGCCTTTGTGCCTTCACGTGCCGCAGACTTAGCAGCACTTGTACCCGCACCTTTTGCTTTTGAAGCAGCCTTTTTAGCTTTGACGGCAGCACGAGCCGCTTTCAGTGCCTTTAGACCTTTTAAACCTTTATATACGAACTGCCCACCTTTTAGTATTGCTCCACCGGGAAGACCCAAAGCAAGTAGTTCAGCCATAATTCTAGCACTTGTTGCATCGGCTTTTTCAAAAACCTCCATGCTAACACCTGCGTCCTTGGCAATTTGTTTTTTCATCTCATCAGATAGTGCCATCAGTATCTCCTGTTACCATTTTACTTTGTGTGACCAATACTTCGCTGACAGCTTCGTGGTCGGCTTGCCTTGTGCATCGTGACGTGCGTAGTAGGACTTCTTACGTGCTTTGTCTTTAGCACTCTTCGGGTTCTTACCAGCCCCGGATACGCCTTGCTGCCCAAAACGTATGAACTTATACTTTCCACCTTCAGAGGCCATCACTGCGTGTGATTTCTTTGGGTGTTTAGGAGTACGCTTTGGCTTATTGACGCCGGACAGCCCCTCCTCCTTCATCTTGTTTTTTACTCTTTCAGGTATAGCCATTATGTTGGAGTTCCCGGTGATGTACACTTCCAGCTTACAGGTACGTGTAGTGGAATGTTCTCAATAATATCTGCACTCATTTCTACGGTACGCTCATAGCACTCGTCATGCGTCTTGTACGGACCACGAGTATCTTGTGCAGGAAAACACGCACCTGTCTGGTACATAACACAGACCATTATCCATGCTTCAAACATTATTCATTCCCTTCTGTCCATCCCTCTGCCCTCATAGCGTCTTCAACATGCTTCAGAGTAAAGGAACGACCATAGTGTGCCTCTACCGCCTGACGCACGTAGAAAACATCACTATGGGGTATGTGGAGTTTGTCTAATGAGTTAGTACGGATAGCATCGTAAAATGCATCAAGTACATTATCTGTGTATAGTTTTACTGATTTCTTAGCCATTGTCAAGTACTTTCTTTTGTACAAGTAAGACTATCGTAGCATGTCACTTAGGTGATACAGTTAAACTGCATTAGCAAAGAAAATTTAGGGAAGGCTAACAATGCTACATTTAAGTGACTTAGTTATAGTGTATTTTAATTAGAAGTAAATATCACTTAACTAAGTCACTTTAAGTGAGTCTTAGTTATAAGGGTAATTATACCAGATTTCGGGGGGCTTGTCAAGTGCAGAAAATAAACTGGTACCACTCTTTTTGAAAACATGGTACCAGATACACTATAGTTGCCTATTTTTTAGGCAGTTGCACAATGCTTGTGCATATATACATTGACAGTTGCCTCTGTGGTTAACAGTGAATTTACCTAATCTGTGTAGATATGTGTATACGCTACCTACCTACCGGGGGGTGGCACCTGCCCGCCAGCCTTCTCGCGCATAATGCGGGCGCATATGGGCATGATGTGTGCGCTATGTGGGCGTGTGAGGCATCATATGGGTGCATAATGCGTCTGTAACCCGCTGTGACGCTCAAATGCGAGGCAAATGCCAACTGTTATGGTATCAGTTGCCATGCTGCAAATTGAGTGAGTGTGACATTTCTGCAACACATACCGTCACATTGAGGTGGAGCATATAGTATACCCCTATAGGGTATGGTGGTCGATTGCTTAGTCCGACAGCGGACCTATCACAGAAGCCTCCCGCAATTTCAGCGCAGGTATTTCGGAATAACTTGTTATTCCTGCAATCACATGGAAACGCTTGCGCCGATGATAGCGCGAGGCAACCCCAAAACCTTTACTATCTTCTTACGGTTAGTCGGGATATAGCCCTCTGAACGTAGTGAAGAGGGTATATCCCTTACTAACCTAAAGATAGAAAAGAGAAACCGAAATGCAAACTTCAACTTCCAAAAAGTCTTTCGCCATTCAGCTTGCTGAAGCTAACAACACTGTTCAAGCCAAAGGCTTAGTATTGTCCCGTTGGGACAAGTCAATCAGCAAAGCTGATAAGAGCCGCTTCAAAGCACTTTGTGCTGTTGATGGATTTTGGTTCTCTCTTGGAGAGATTTGCCTTGAACTGCTAAAGCAGTCTGGTGGAGTTCGGACTGACTCAGCTTTGCTGAAAGATGCCAACCTCCACACTGTTGCAAAGCAACGGCGTAAAGAGGCAATGGACTTTGTTCGGCACTTCAAAGTTATCGAAGATAACAAGCTGATTGGCAAGTTTGCTTCTATGAAGGACTTGCTGAAAGCAGTCGATAAGATTGTCAACCCAAAGGTTGAAGATACCGAAGGTGGTGACACCGAAGGTGATGACAAGTCCGACAACGGACCAAACACCGAAGGTGAAACACAGTCAGAGACTGTAGTTCAGTCTGCAAAGACTGCTGATGACTTGGCTCTTGAGGTTCTACTGCAAGTAGAAATGAACGGCATCAGCATAGCTGACTTCAAGATTGCAATGGCAAATGCCATTGGCATGATTGAGGAAAACAACGAAGTTGTACCATTCGATATGGCAGTGTAAACTGCCTTATCTTTCCCTAGTCCGACAGCGGACCAACCTTAATACGGAGTATTAAATATGGCAAAACGTGGTGCAATCATTGACATGGGCCGACACAAAGCTGTCGGTTCAAGCTGGCGTAGCATGGACACTCTGGCTTTCAGCCAGTCCTATGAGCCTGAGACACGGCCTGAGTTCCGGTGCTATGTGTCAGGTCAAGCTGATGCTATGCAGCAAGCCTATGAGGCTACACAGAAGAAAGAGGCAATGCTGAAAGCATTATTGGAATTGAAACAAAGGATGCTTGACAAAAATCTTGTCTAGTGTGTATAACGTAATACACTTAGAAACTTTAGTGATAAGTGTATTACTTATATCCACTACTAGCTTAGTCCGACAGCGGACCAACAAAATGGAGTTTAACATGACACAGCATGATTTTGACCTTATCCGTGACCTTCACAAAGAGGCACGTGGTCGCCGTCCATCCTACGATTGGGATGTATGGTTCGCCAGCTTGTCGCTTGCTGATAAGCAAGGCGTCTGGAATGGCTTGGTTGACGAGTCACAGGACCGTGACAACGAAGAGGCACGTGCGGAGCAACGGTGTTGCCGAGAGTTCCGTGATGCCGTCCGTGCCACAATGAGGGCTGGTGCGCCGTCTGTGGATGACGCATTGTCATGGCTCTATGGCTACCATGCCAATGGCGTTAAGCCATACAGTGTTCAGGATATTGAGCATTGGGTATGGGATTTGGGAATCCTATTCACGCCGCTTGGCAAAGCGGTAGTTCAGCGTCTTGACGCTATCACAGATTATCAGGAGATATAAAATGGTACCGCATAACATCATAAAGCTACAGCTTCCTGACGGTAGGGAAGTGAGCATCATCCAGAATGGCAATGGACGTGATGGTCATGCCTATGGTCACGCTGACCACCACATGATTGAGGTCATGGTGGAGGGTGAGCCTGACGTAAAAGGTCATCTTGACCTGACTGAACTTGTCCATTACCTACGGTATCTGGATACATCACAGGAATTGAGCGACTATGTTGACGCTAGTCAATACGAAATAGAGGATTATTAAGGAGATTTTGATATGACCGCGAATCAACGCTCTCGTATCAAACGCCGCATTGATGCCATACATTCACTTGGTGGCAAGTGCAATGTGTGTGGCATTGATGACTGGCAAGTGCTAGAGTTTGACCACATTGTGCCTATGCACACAGAGCAAGGCACTGTGAAGGTAAACGGCCAGCACAACATGAATGAGATTAACCGTATGGTTAAAGAAGGTGTTGACCCTGCGTCAAAGTATCAGCTATTGTGCTGTAATCACCACCGCAAGAAGACTTATGCAAACCAAGATTTTACACGGAGTGTATGACATGACTTATCAAGTTCACTTGACGCCTAAATCCAAGAACGAAAAGACTGGCCCTATCCCTGTGTCCACTACAGAGGCACAGACTTGCCCAGAGGCTTGTCCATTCAACAATGCCAATGAGGGTGGCTGCTACGCAGAAAGTGGCCCACTCAAGATGCACTGGATGAAGGTATCCGACAAGGCCCGTGGTGACACATGGTCTGTGTTCACTGGCAAGATTGCCAGCCTGAAAGCTGACACATTGTGGCGGCACAATCAGGCAGGTGACTTGCCCGGACGCAATGACCAGCTTGACGCTACAGCTTGCATGGAATTGACACAAGCCAATGAGGGCAAGCGTGGCTTCACTTACACTCACTACCCTGTGATTGAGAGTGAGCGTAACCGCATGATTGTGACACAGATGAACCGTTCCGGTTTCACTGTCAATCTGTCTGCCAACAATCTGCGCCATGCAGACCAGCTTGCCGACTTGGATGCTGGCCCTGTAGCTACAGTATTGCCTATTGACCAGACAACAAACACTACCACGCCACAAGGTCGCAAGGTAGTTGTGTGTCCTGCCACAATCCGTGATGATGTATCATGTGCCACTTGCCAGCTTTGCCAGAGGCAGCGTGACTTCATCATTGGCTTTCCGGCACATGGCACTAGCAAGAAAAAAGCTGATGCCATTGCACTTGACAGCTAACAAACTCTTATGTATACCTTATGTAATATATACTGATACTTTAGTGAAGTATATATTACTTAGGTATACTAGACTGGTCCGACAGCGGACTAAGGAGAATTGACAATGCGTACTAAGACAATCAACCCTGTAGCCAAGGCACTCCTACAGAGTAATCGCAGACGTTCACAAGTAGTGCCTGACAAAACGAAGTACAATCGAAAGAAAGATAAGCACAATGCAAATCAAGATAGAAAACATGAAGAACCAAAAGACAACTAAGCCAGAAGGCAAGCGTGACCATTGGCGTAGTTACAACAAGCGCAAGCAGAATGTAAGACGCACTGCAAGGCGTAACGTACAGCAAGCACAAGAGCAGAACTATGGATAGACCAAGTTACGAATACAAGACTAAACAAACCCCTACTACAACCAACTAAAAGGAGATTTTACCATGACATCATTCAACATTGAGAACACCATCCCATCAGGCACATACTTCAAGCGTTCAACAGGCAAGACCGGACAGGTGATTGCATCACCAGAGTTCGAGTCCAAGCTGCAGAAAGTCGAGGCACTCTATCTTGAGTATCACGGTGTGCCTATGGGCCGTGTCAAGTTCTATGACATGGTGCTTGAGCCTACTCGTGAGACAAAGGACGAGGTAGGCGGTTACATCCAGTACACGGCAGAGGCTGTTGCTGGTATCATTCTGGACAAGGTACACAAGGCACTTGGACAGGCAGTACGCCGCAAGAACCGTAAGCCTATCACAGTAGAGGTGGGTAGCCTGACTATCAACAACCTGCGTGACCTTGCCCGTGGCAAGCGTGGACGCAAGGCAAAGGTAGCCGCCTAATGTATTGGGAGATTGGTATCAAAATCGACAGCGAGGCTGGGCAGGTAACTGTCCATCCCGCTGCCCTTGAGCAATCCCAATGGGGTAACGCAATGGAACACGCTATGGATATGGCACAAGCCTTGTATCCAAGTAAGCGTATTGAGTTTCTGTACATCAAAGAGTACGAGACAAGCGAGGAAGGACACTGCTAATGCCCAAAAGAAGCACAATACCAAACGTAGAAGGCCATGAAGATGTCATACAAGATTTCTTTGCTGCCTTCCCAGCTAATCGCAATACATATGAAGCACCAGAGGGTTACACATGGGATACCCACATATACCACCACAGTCGTAGAGACAGAAAGCGTGGTGGCAATCATGTGTATGCACCCAAAGTGGGCGGCACTTGGTTTGGTGACAAGGTAATTGCCAAGTCGCAGTCTAAGTGGCACGGCACTGGTGGCAATTATCGTGTATACACAACCATGCTATGCTTGATAAAGGAGGACGCTGATGACTAAATGGCTCACAAAAGAAGAGAGAATGCAGATGCACAGTATGCAGGAGGACTACATAGAGATTTTCCACACTAGGACTGAACTGCGTGAGGATAATCCAGAACTGTGGCATAGTATCGTTGACCAGTGGGAGGCGATTAAGTTTCGTCTTTCAGAGGATGAACATTCAAAGTGCATGAGTACAGCAACGCATACGATAGATGACATAATAGAAGGAGAATAATTATGTTTGGACTAATAGCAGTGATGGCATTCGCCCTGTTCACACAGGACAATGCAGAGTTTATACAAGACATGAATGAAAAGCTGGAATGGGATTGCACGTTCACATATGTAGGCAAACAAAATGCTAGGCCAAACGTGCCACATATTGCAGTGGACAACAAGTATGTATACTTTAGCATGGAGCCATGTGATGAGTAACTTGTACAACCTAATCATGGACAGTCGGTACAACCCACTGCGCCATATACCTGACAACAACACACGGCATCTGGTAATGCAGATGCTGGCGTGGATGTGGTGTATCATATTCAGTATGTGGATGGGTAGCATCATGGTGTTTGGTATTAGTGCCATAGCCCATGCACTGCTGATTGCTGGCGTGTTCATCACGGCAGGTGTATTTGAAACAGCCAGACGCAAGCCGCAGTATTTTGGTGGTTTAGGTAGAGGTAATGGGGGTGAGCATGAATGAAGACGAAGAAATAGACAACGAACTGGATTGGTTCTTGTCCGAACAAACATGGGAAGAATACTTCAACGATGCCTATGCGAATGAGATTGCCTATCTGCTAGAGGATAAGGCACATGATATAAGAGGAGACTTAGAAAATGGACAGACAAGCACATAAACAACACATTCTCGCCTTGATTGAAGAGGTGAGACAACTGGAAGCACGTATGCAACCTACCGACACAGGACACATTGCGACTGCAATCAATGTCCTCATGGGTAGGATTGAGGAACTGCTAACCAAACTTGTAGAGGAGAAGTGATATGAAAAGTAAAAAGTGTAAGATAGAACTAGAAGGCCACCAGCTTGAACGTCTGCGTAGCATCGTCAATGCTATCAAAGACTTAAACATAACTACATCTGATAAGGCATGTATTGATTACGATACCATTCGTGAACTAGATGGTGCTGATGATTTTCTTGCTAGGCATTTCGGTTTGGTTCAGCCAAGTAACAAAGATTTTGGCACAAGCTGGTATGCAGATTATCAGTGGGATGAGGATGCCACTTGACCGATGCTACGTTATATGATATAACTGCATCTTCACAAACGAAAGGAGACTAGATATGCCATTAGAATATATCCCTGAGAACCTTGACTTCAAGGTAGACTTTGAACCCACTAGAGTTAGTGACAAGAAGTATGTAATCAATCGCAACACTGGCGAACCCATTGCTATTGTTGGTAAAGACTTCACCTGTGCATCACATGGTGACTTCTTTCGCAGCGTTATGGACGCAGTGACAGAGAACCTTTCTTCCTATGAGGTAGACGGTGCTAACATTGCATGGCGTGATGCTCATCACAATGGCTGGGCCATGATGGACATGACCTTGCCTAATGTGAAGGCCAAGATTACTACCCCAAAGCATGAGACTGAGATAGCGCAGCGCATCATTGCATTGCATGGTGTGGACGGCACGTGTTCAAACACGGTACTGTTTGGTGCTATCGACTTCTTCTGCACCAATGGGCAGATACGTGGTGAGCATGACAAGGTACGCCGCAAGAATACCAGTGGCTTCAACCTTGACACATTCATTGACCAGCTAAACCGTAGCAAGCAGGACTTCTATACACAGTCAGGACGCTTGCAAGGCTGGGCTAACAAGCCTCTGTATGCAGA